TTGACCTCTTGGGGTGATGTCATTCATGGTCAATCTTTCCTCAATGCAGCTCATGAATGGGCGCAATGAGAAATCGACAAGGCTTCGGCGCTCTTGGCTCACGTTGGAGTAAGTCGCGCTGGCTGATTCGGCGTTAATGTACCAGGCAGGGATGTTACACATACGCGCAATTTCAGCTGCGGTGTTCAAGCGTGATTCGGTAAGTTGCATTTGTCCGGCATCGTAACCAAAAGTCGTGACATCTAATGGGCCAGATAGGTATGCGGTTGAGCGTGTGGCTCGGGCTTGCTTCCACTGCGCCAGTAGGCTCGACACCTGCTCTGGCGGTAGATCCACTCCACTATTCTTGATTACCATTGTCGGGTTTGGCTCGCTGGCCATTCTCTGAACTGCTTCCTCAAGTTTGAGCGCAGTTGAAATAGTGCGGCCACCTCGGTTGAGTATGCCCTCATCAATTCCGCTAAACATAATTAGGGAGTTGACGCCAGTTGTGGGCATTAAGCCGCCCTCGATGTAAAAGCCGTTAACGATCTCTTGGGTGTTTAAGTCAGTTGTGAAAGTTACCCGAGTTGGGTCAATGCGGCGAGCCTGTGTCGGGCGGCCATCCTCGTTGCTTACCTCTAGCACCTGCCAGAATGAGCGACCATGAAAGAGTAGATCCTCGACTGTCCAAGCCATAGTCACAGCTAGTGGGATTGCTGGATCTGGTTGCTTTAGGATCGTGCGACCCTCGACTTTTGCGCCTGTAATTTCGTTGTATGAGTAAAGGCCAAGAGTTGCAATAGTTCCAGCGATGATGTTCCTGGCTCTGGCAACTGCTGGCACTTGCATCGCGCTAGTGCGGTCCACTCTAAAAGTATTAAACGGGGTGAAATATGCATCCTGATAAAACGGGATAGCGATACCGGCACGCGCTTCGATCTGTGGTTTTTCGGTGGGTGTACCCAGCAAAAAATCTATAAATCCCATTTTGTCATTACACCATAGGCAAATGACATTCGTGTAATTTGTCAGGCTTTGTCACTTTGTTGCGCGTGTTGTCACCTATGCGCTGACGATGCTCACACTTTGTTGTGGCTCGGTGGCGTGACCCACCGCCATGACCAAAGCGATCGCAGCTGTGATCGGTACTTGCGCGGCTCGTCTAGCAATACGCCATCCGCCATCTGATGCCGGGCGGCGAGCGCAACTGACCAGGTGGCTGTGCATAGTTTCCTGGGCAGGATGTAGCAGCTGCCGAGATTGCATCGCGTTCATTGCCTGGTCGCACATGATCGAGAATCCTGCCGAGTTCCAAGGCGTTGGCGCTGTCGGGATTCCAGCCTGGGCAAGTCTTGGCGCAATGTAGCCAGCAGTATTGGGATCATAGGCCAGCACCCTTGGGCGATAGCGCCGAGTCAATGCGGCTATTTCCCCAGCTAGTTCCAAGTCGTTGATGCCGCCCTCTTTTTTCCATTCGTGCAGGAATACTCCATAGCCGTTTTCTCGCTGTTGCAAAGTAACCAGGCAAGCCAACTCCCGATTGAAATTAAGATCCATTGCCATCCAAGTCGGCAACCCATCCTCAAGCATGATGTCGGCTTCGCATTCGTTCCATACCTGCATTGGCCAAGGCGAGTCGATAGCATCCACCCACATACAAAGGGTTTCAGTTTTGAACGCATCGGGTGAGTCAAAGGTTGCCGCATCCTTGATGTTTTGTTCGTTGATTGTGTAGCCCATTGCAGGGTTGGCCATTTTCCAGGCTTCGATGTCGTCAACCGATGAACCTGCTGGGGCGCTGTATTCGTAGTAACCCATCCGATCACTGGCAAAGGTCAGGGCGCGGCGGCGTTGTTCGTTAAGCACATTGGATGTCAGATCGCCAGCATTCGATGTCCAAAACACTTGGGCATTGGGTCTGGCTCGGGTAATCGGGGTAACGGCTGCCCAAGTTGCCTCGTCAATTTCTCGCAGCTCATCCACATAAAGTAAGTCGGCGGTGCTACCGCGTGGCCCTTCGGATGTCGCGGCTCGGATCGAATACTTGCGAATACGCTCACACTTTTGCCCACAGGCTTTTGGGTAGTGGTGGCAATACACCTCTAACTCCTCTTGGCCGTTAGTCCGCGAAACTCGCTTGATCCGCTTTCGCATCCAATCCAAAGACTCGGCCATGTCGACTGTTTGCTTGAAAGTGTCTAGCGATAATTGCCGAGTTTGCGACATGGCGATGGCATTCTTTTCACCAAAGACATACAGGCCAGCCAAGATCCGCATCCGCATCATGTGGGTTTTGCCATTCTGCCGGGCGACCAAAACTCCTACACTTGATCGCGCCCACTTGCCATTTGGCAGAATCTTTAGGGCATCATCCATGACGTGTTGTTGCCAGGGTAGGAGTGGGACTCCTAGTTCGTCAGCTAGTGCCGATACCACTGGCCCTGCGCTGGGCAGGTTTAGGCTTGGGCTTTCGATCCTTGGCTTCGATGAGCCGTAGATAGTTTCCGACATGATTAGTCCCGTCATTTTCCTCGCCCTGTTTTCCTAGTGTTCGTGTTTCGACTGTGAGATGCAACTGCTGTAAGACTTGTAAATACTTTGCCGCTAAAGGCGTGGCCTCTTTGAGATCGCCCATGTCAAAGGCCGTATCTAATGCCAAAGCAATCCGCCGGGCGAGAGTCATGGCCGCTACATCAGTTGGCGCGATCCAATTCGCTACCGACAATGCAGAATTCAACGATAGGTAGATGCCCATTGGTTTATCCTCTGGCGTTTCTGGATTCTTTAAGGTCATGGCTTGGGCCTTTCGGTTGTGGGTGGATCAAATCTGACCAATCGGGGAGAAATAAGAGAAAGGGAGTCTGTGGGTGGCAGACGGTCAGAAAAAACGCCCCTATGGCTCTCTGTGGCTCTCTGACGGGTGCTGTTAAAGCGTGATGTCTTGGCCTTATGACATGGACTGCACAATGGCTGGACATTGTCGATCGTGTTAGTCCCCCCAGCTGCTAACTCGATGATGTGATCCACCTCTGTTGCCCGGTCTCCACACATCAGACATGACTTGCCCCATACTCTGAAACACGCAGCCCGTAGGTTGCGCCACTGCGTAGTTGTGCCTTGGCTATGCGCTCTACTCATTACCACTCACTATGTTGTAGGCATCCAATAGCCCTCGTTCATACTTAAAGTTTGATGGGTGTATGTCAAGTATCAAATCAGTCAGCTTGTCTAAGCGTTGCTTGTATGTTGCCTCTACAATGCTTGCTAATTCTTTTGCATCCTTGACCTGTTCTTGTAGTTGCGTGTGGTCTTTCCTTAAGTAATCAACCATTGCTACATACTCAAGTAACTCATCGTGCTTTACCTGCACCCATCTCGTCATGATTTAGATCGTAACTTATACTTGCCACCCGAGCCGATAGGTGAGCAGGGAATGGCATTAAATTAAGCCACTCGCCACCGTCACCGCGTAGGTTTGGTTGGTCATGGGTGCTTACGCACAATCGCGCCATCTGCCTTAGTGCTGGGTATTTTGATGCCAGGCGATTCGTGTTGACATCAGCTGCTAAGGCTCGCATTTCTGCTATTTCATGGGCTTATCAATCCATGTCGAGATACGCCATCTGACGGCGGTTCACCCGAGGATTGGTCGGGCATTAGTTATACTCTTAACTAGAGTGTTGAGGCTCACGATGTTAGCATCGTTATGAACGACACGCGGTTGTTTCTTGGCATCCGCGTGTCGTTTATTTTTTAGATCAAATCCCTTGGGCCTAACACTTCTAAATACTTATCCCAATTACCGCAACAATGCGTGACCCATAATCTTTCGTTACTGTCTGGATCTACGCCAAAGTCAACTGGCTCAAGTATCTTGGCACATTCCGGACATGATGCTGGCAGGTTTTGAGCTGCTAAATAGTGGCCTTTGATCTTGCGCTCGATGCTGGCCCATACCTCGTCACTCATGCTCTAACTTCCAAATTCTTTGCTCAATTACTTCTAAGTCTTTTGCAATAACCTTAAGTACCTCGACTACATCCCTAAGGATGTCTGACATTGGTTCGCCATCTAGTCCTCTTTGGTTCATCCTCGATTACTCCATTTCTCACAAAAGCCACATGGCTTGCCTATGTAATACCAAGCGCCACAAGTGCAACGCATTATGTTTGCCTCAGTCATCGTCATTATTGTCACTGTCATTTTGGACATGATGTGCCAAGTGAATCATTTTTTGACGATAAGCCAGGATTAAGCACGCTTTGCTGTGATCTTGTTTTCTGAAGTTTTTTTCACTTTTGTCTATTTCATCTTTTGAATATTTGCCTTTTTTACTGGTTGTCGTAACGCTTTGCTTAAATACATCGCTGCTACCTCTCATCAAATAACCTCCCTTGTTCTTGTAATTGGCCGCCTCGCCAGACTGCAAGCATCCTGCGATGGCTTGACTTACGATCTGCCGGGCGTTCCCCACACCGCCAGATCATGCCAGATCGTGCGACTGTGTTAAAGGCTGCCCCAATGACTTTGCCAGATCCACCTGGTGCGCCGATCTCGTTAACTACATCCTCGGCTGTAAAGGGTTTACCAGTTCGAGCCATCTGGCGTATGCAGATTACGGCCTCGTTGTGCCAGTTCAGCTGTGATTCCTTGGCAATCGTTATGCCCTCGGCTTTGCCCATAATTCCCTGATGCCGACAAATAGCGCAATACTTTGGGGCATCTGCCCCATGCTCACAAATCATGACCGATCCCAAATGGCCGCGCATCGCTCGCCCTCGCCGCCTACTGTGCAAACGTAGCCAGCGTAAGGTGAGCCATCTTTCTTTAGTCCGGTCTTTCGGCGCATTGCCCCATGCCTACATTCCGGAACGCTCAAGTCAGGCTCATCGACTAATGCCCAAGGGTCAACATCTTTTGTCTTTGCTGGCCCAGGTGCTTGGCGATCCTTAGCTGCTTGCACCTCTTGCTTAGATGCAATGCCTTTGCTGATGCCTAGGCCTAGTGCTGCCAAGCAACGACCCCAGGCCGATGATTCCAGATTCTGTAACTCGCTGCCTTTTGTGTAAGGAGTCTTGCCCTCAATCAGTTCGGCAGCTGTGCCAATGCCTGGGCGCTCATCATCAGGTGTCCGGTATGCGTAAGCGATGCCCCACATCATTAAAGGCGATCCCTCTAAAATTCCCTTGAACTCAAACTGCAATGAACCATCAGGGTACTTGGCATAAAACTCTTTGATCCGTTCCTGAACGGTTACATAACTTTCTAGATCAAATGCCATTAGATTTTCCGCCATCCATCAGAGATCATCTCATCCTCGATTGTGCGTTGACCTTGCGCCCATCGGCGGTAGTCAAGTTCCTTGCGCCGTAGTGCTTGCTCTTGGTGATTATTCTCTACCGCTACACCGACAACTAAACCGATGATAAAGAATAAGCCAAAGCCTAAAATCGTTAATAGTCCCATGCCCTGTTTCCTTTTCTATTTGTCGAGATCGCTGGCTTTGTATCTCTTAACGCCGCCGATGCGCTTGGGCTTTAATGCCCCTGACTTTTCCCACCTGATAAGTGTGCGTTCACTTACCCGTAGTTTGTCAGCTGCTTCCTTGGCTGTTAGATACTTTTCCATCTGCCCTCTTTCCTTAGTGACATAGTATGACAATACCTGACATTGGTCTTGATTATTCCTCGGGCGTGTCGTTATCCCGTAATGGTAGAGATACCAGCCAGATTACAACCCCGATGATTATCAGTAGCCCTGTAACCTTTTTTGCTGATCCATCTAGGGTGAAATAGGCAATAAGTAATCCCACATAAGTGTAGGTATCAGCCGTTATAGCCGTTACATACTTTTTGAGCCATTTCACTTTATTCTCCTCATACTGCTTGCAATATTGGCCACAACGATTGCGCCAACTACCACACTTTGGTTTTCCTCACGTTCAATCGGGGTCATGTCTGCCCCAATGTTTGCAGCTGCCATGATGGCTTTGCCGGGATCACTAAAGATTGTTGCCAACAGCTCATCGACAGTTTCAAAGATCTCTATGGCATCGGCCACTTGAGCCTCAAGGATTACGCCGTTTTCCAGCATGATCGGCTGCTCTGGCGGTAGATCCTCGTAGTCCAAGCCCGATTCTGCAAAAGCCTCAAAGGTGATTGCCTCGTCAGCTGTAAACTCGGTCAGCAATTCAGCCAGGGCAACTGCTTCTACCTGGCTTAACCCATCCATAATCTTTGGGTATAAATCGGTTACGGCTTCCACCAATTCCACATCCGTTGGCTCTAAAGTTATTTCAAGAGGTGGTTCGGATGGTTCGGCGCTTGGTTCGGGTTCTACTACTGGGTCTGTTGGCTGTGGTTCTGGTTCTGGTGTTGGTGTCTGTTCTGGTGTCGGTTCTGGGCTGGGCTCTGGCTCAACTACTGGCACAGGGGTTGGCTCATTAGTGACCACAGGATCAGGCGCTGGCGTGTCGCTCGGGCTTGGTGTCGGTGTTGGCTCTGGCATAGGGGTGTTGCTAGGTGTGACTACTGGCTCGGGTATCGGTGTTGGCAGAATTGGAGTTGGTTCGATTGGTAAGACTTCTGGAATTATTCCTGCGTAGTAGCGCTGTGGATCATTGGGTGGCAAAGAGTCACTTATGTAAATTGTGTATGGGCCAGCCCAGCCACCCTCACAATAAAGTGCAGCAATGTTCCCCTTACCCTCAAAGTATTGGTTCGAGTTATCCCAACCAGTTGAGAATGTCATCTGCTCACCAGTTATGGGATCGCCACAAGTGATGTCGGCAAAGCCAGTTGCTGCGAATGCTTTGGGCGGTTGCAATAGCATCGTGAGCCCTACGATGAAAGCGACAAGTGCCACTCTCAAAGGTTTATTCATTTAGCTTTTGCGATCCTTTGCAGTCTTACCAGCTGTGATTGCCCCGTCCATTTCAGCCTGGGTAAGTTTCCCATCATCGATCAGGCCCTTGGCTGTTTCGCGTAAGACAACTACCAATGGCAAAAGAGCTGCCATCAACGCGCCCTTGATCGGTTCAATCCCTACACCAGCAGACAAACCAAATGTGGCCATGCCCTCGTATGCAATAAGCGCGACTACTCGCACTGCAAAAGTTTTGTATTTTTTCATGATGCCAAAATCTCCTTTGGATCAATGTCAGTGCCGGCAGACCAGCGAATGTTGTCGCGCATTTCAAAATGCAAGTGTGGCCCTGATGAGTTTCCACTGTTGCCAGACTCGCCAATAATCTCGCCAGCCTTGACTGTTCTGCCTGGCTTGGTGCGTACTGCGTTTAGGTGTGCATAAATTACCCAGCCGCCATCGACCTTTTGCACAACCTGGTTGCCGTAAGATTTGCCCCAGTTGGCATTTTCGATCTTGCCGTCAGCTACTGCCAGTACGGGTGTGCCAATGGGTACTGCAAAGTCCACTCCAGTATGGTATTTTTTTGACCACATTTCGCCCGGCTTTTTGTATCTCGTCGTGATCTTGCCGTTCTTAATTGGTAAGGCCATGATTGCCCTTTCGTGTCATGGCCCTGTGTTGATTGTTATTCGCCTAAAAATGCTGGCGTGTTTTCTTGTTGTTTTTGGTATTCCGCGTATTCCTCGTCAGTCATTTCGCGCACTTCATCATCAATAGCTATAAGTGGGTTAGGCATTAACTTTTTCCGTATCCATAGACAGTGATTGTGCCACCAGTAAGAGTTCCAGTAGCCGGTGCAATGGTGAATGATGTATAAGATGTTGTATCAGCTAAAGTTCCACCAAAAAATCCTGTGTATACGTTGCCAAAATAGTTGCCAGCAACCGTAGTTCTTTTGGTCAAAAATGGATTTACTACATCAAAAGCAACATTAGTATCGTCATTTTGTGCAGTAACTCCAATGTAACATCCATTTACAGTGTTATTGTTGCGATCTATTCCATTTGTTGTTGCAACAAAACTATCGTAATACTGGCTTGCATAATAGTTTGTGGTTGCTGCACCAAATCTAATCAAATTGGCGGTTACGGCCGACGCATCCACCGATGCCAAAACAATCCTGTAAGCGTCGTAAGTCGTACTAAAAGCACCAGTTACTTCTTGTGATGTAACACCAGCAGGAATAGTTTGGGTTTTGATGCGCCTCAAACCCGGGTAAGCACCGCCGAGTGCTGTAAACAAAGTAGTGTCAGCCGATGATCCAAGCGTTCTAATTGCACTTGCACCGTTACGGAATGGATCAGAATCGTCTGGAGTAGTCCAACCGTAGTTAGTAGTAGTAGCCATTATTAACCTGCCGCGCTTGTGCTAGTCATTTGGATTGCTTGCCAGTAAAAGTCCCTAGCAGTTCCACTTGTATTGTAAATTCGAAAATCGGATGTGCTTGAATTTCCAACATGATAACTAATCACTGAGCTTGTAACAGAGTTTGGAGTTGCCATAATAATTGGTGCTTGTGAAAATCTACTGCTTGCTAAAGTAACCAATGTACTGCTATTGGCAGCTACTGTTGCCGTTCCGCATTGTGTTGCAAAAGGTATTGGCCTTGATACACCACTTGTAATTCTGGAATTTTCACCTGATGAACTTAGAAAAAGAGAACCGTTGTTATTTGCCATGTTCAAAGAAATAGATGTACTGCCATCCATAACAATTGATCCAAGTTGTACATTTCCAGCACTATTCAAAAACTGAATAATATTTGCTGAACTACCATCAGCAAGTAAACCAATGGCCCTGCCCGATGCTGTGTTTGTCTGCACAATTAAAGGCCCAGTCATAGTATCGCCAGCCTTAGCAACCTTGGCTGCGTTTACCGCATTAAGACTTGTCTGTAACGTGTACACAGTTGAGTCAATAGCGTTAGCAGTAGTTCTGGATGCAGATGCGCCCTGATAGACATAGTCTGTATCGTCTGGGGTTTCCCAGCCATAGTTCGGTGTATTTGCCATTATGTCGCATTCTCCCAAGTTATAGAATTATTATACGTTGCCCATGTGATTGTTTGTGGGACTTGTAGCCAAACTTGACGGCTGTATGTTTCAGCATATGCCGATAAAAATAGGGTTAGTTCGGCTGTGTATCTGGTCAATGACCATTGCCAGCCCTCGACAAAAGCCTTAAGTTCCCCACCCATTACAGGTGGCAGATCGTCACAGGTTATGTAAAGGCCGTTATAAACCGCCGCCATTTGATCCCGGGTCGCATCGCTAACGGTTGGCGAATGCAAAGGTACTGTAAGCGCGTTTGGATACACTCTGGCAAAGGCTCGGGATTTAACATAATCTTGCGCCTGAGACAAAGCATCACCTGCGTTCTTTAGGGTAGTTGTTTTGCTACCTACCAAAGTTCCATATAGTTGCTGGCTCAAAATATTTTCATCTGATGAAATACCACTGGCATAAACGACATCGATGTAATTGTAAATTTCGCCCCACTTGGCATCGACCATAAGCCCAGCAGCTAAAACATCATTAGCTGTTAATGCGTAAGGCGTAGCAAAAGCCCTAGCCACATAATCATCATAATAAATTGAACCGTCTGAAGCTTCCCATAAAACTCCTCGACCAGAATTAGCAGCATCTTGTGCCAATGACAAAGCGTTAGTTTCACCACCACTGTAAGCCACTAAAGTAAATTGTCCCGGAGTATCAATATCAGCTGGTAAGCCAGCAACTATTGCAGCTGCTTCCGCATCATATTGCGCCCAAGAAATACCGTCTGGTGCATTCGTCCAACTTGTGTCCAAAACTAGTTCAGCCCATGTTGTAGTAAAAGCATCGGTCAAAATGTTAAATACTCTTGTGCCGTCTTTTTCCTCGGCATAGGTAGTATTAGTCAATCTCTTATTTAGTTGTGCCAATGGCCCTACTGCCGTCACTGAATAACGAGCAATCGAGCCATCTGCACCAAAAGCATCAAAGGTAACAACAATGTCCGAGATAATGCCTGTAAAGATTGTCTGTGTGCCTGATGTACCTTTGGCTATTGCAACGGTGATTTTGTCTGATAATTCAATGTCTAAAGGCGAATCACCATCTGTCCAAAAACTTATGCTGGCAAAGCCCGGACCAGCCTGTTCCAAAACATCTTGGCGGCCCATGTTAATTTGAATGCTTGAAAGCGTGTTATCAGGAATTGTGGTACTTGCCCCAATAGTGACCGTTGGATACGGGTCATAATTAACCGTCACAACTGGCTACCTGCAAAGTTTAATGAACCTGTGCGACGTGTTGAATTTTGCAATAATCGCTCAATGGATCGGCGAGCAGACTCACCGTCAATGACACCGTTCATGATTATGGTTACGCCTTGGCCAGATCCATTGTCCGGGCGTATAGATCCCGAGCCACTTGGGACAAATAACTCTGGGCCAAACTCGCCTACGCGGTAAGGCTGACCACCCATAACTGATCCGCCAGCTGCTCTGCCGGGCGCATTCTCTGGGGTGAACCTGCCCTCGGCATAAACAAATTGACCCACAAGGCTATTTCTAAACTTGTCCCCAAGTGCGACTACCTTGCCATAAGCCCGTGTAATTGCGTTGATGCCATTGGCAACGGATTCCAAAGCATTGGCAAAAGTCTGCAAAGTGCTAGTGGACTCATCGCCATCCTCGGTGATCGTTGTAAATAATTTGGCAAAAGCATCGGCAACTGCCTTAAGTGATCCGCCCAGGCTGTTTGCGCCATTGCCTGAAAAGTCCCCAGCTAGTTCTCTGGCGCGTAGGCTCAATCCCTCGGGATCATCGCCACTAAATCCTTTGGCTACCTGGTTTACGTTTTCTAGCAAAGTTTTCATGGTTGGCAGTAATGCCACACCAATAGATTCCTTGAGTTCGCCAACACGCTCGGTCACGATAGCCAATTGGCCAGCGTAGGTTTCGGTATTGGCTTTGGCAGCGCCGCCAAATAGTCTGACCAATTCACCCTGGACTAAGTTAAAGTCGCCAGATTTCTTGATCGCATCATCTAGTGGGATGCCTAACTTTGCCAGCGCCCCAATGTTGCCGTTGTAAGCCTTGCTAAGTGTTAGCGATACGGTTTCAAGATCTTTGCCAGTAGCTGCGGAGATGTCCATCGCTAGGTTTGTGAGTTGCTGGGCCTTGCCTACATCGCCAGTGGCTCGG